CTCAGTAGTCAACTCAGTACCAGCCAATTCAAGAGCCTTCTGAGCAGATAGTTTTGCGAAGTAGTCAAATACCCAGTCCTTGAATTCAGCATCCATAGTCTCAGGGTTGTGCTGACCTTGCTTCAACAACAAACCACGGTAAGAAGACTCAAGAGCGTCCTTACAGTTCAAGAAAGACCACTTGTAAGTTTCAACAGTCATTTCTTTTTCAGCTACAGAAGCAGCAGATTGTGGGTCAAATACACAAAGGTCGTTACCGAAAGTCAATGAAGCATCAAAGATAGGCACGTTTACTTTAGCTTTTACACCGTCAATAAGACGGAAGCGGTTCAATACAGCCGCTGATTTTACCATTGCATCGATGAACAAGTCTGGACGTCTGTCACCGTATGGCAAGTTTGAAATAGTTACACTCATTTTATATAAGTTTAAAAAAGATTCGTTTTACTTAATTTACAATAATTACTTGCGATTGAAGAAGTTATTGATTAGATTTACTTTTTCAGGAGTAATCGCATCAAAAACTACAGTCTTATCTTCAACTGTTTCAACTACTTCTTCAGCCTTTTGTTCAGCAGCAAATTGCTCCTCAACTTCTGCATCTGTAGCAGCAAATTCTTCTTGAAGATTTTCCTCAACTACCTCTTCAGTAGCTTCGTACTTTTCTTCTTCATCAGAAGCCATTACCTCTTCCTTTACTTCAGAGGCCATTTCTTCTTTTTCTTCATCTCCGTGTTCAGCCATTTCTTCTTCTTCTTGAGAAGCTCCCATAGATTCAACGTGCTTTTGAATCATTTCGATAGCAGACTTTAGGTCTTCTACGCCACCGAACTTATCTTCAAGAGAGGTCATTGCCTCAAGAAGAGATGCATTCTCGTTCTCAAGGGCTTCAATTTTAGCGTTGAATTGGTTAATAGTAGCCTCAAATTGAGCCTCCATTTTACCCAACTCTTTCGCAAAAGCAAATTCACTCATTTGATTTTCGTTATTTGTTGGTTTAATATCTGCTTTAATCTCGATGGAGAAACCATTTATCTCCCCACTCTTGATTGAAGTAAACAATTCGTCAGACTCAATCTTGGCCTTTACGAATACAGTTCCGTTTGGAAGGTTATAACCATAGTCCTTAGACTTATCGTTATCAGACTCTTTCATCCAAACTTCAAGCATAACCACCTCATCAGTATCATAAGCGTGGTTAATACCAAATGCGTTAAACAACCCTTCCTTAGAATACTTGTACATAATCTCCTCAATAGTCTCCTTTGTGAAGCGTACATAGTAGTATCCCATATCGGGGCTGAAGCGTAGGATTTCCTTGTTAGGAATCATAATAGGTCCTACAACCTCTTTCTTTTCATCAGAGGCAAACATAGCAACTCTCTCAACTTCGTTGAAATAGATGAAGTTCTCCTCAATAGCGGGCTTATCTACAAGGGAGATTTTATACATCCCTTGTGCGATGTCCTCTAATGATATATCAAATAATGGTAATTTATCCATTCTTTAGTTTTTTAGGGAAGGATTTAATCCAATCAATCCTTTTTCTTGTTAGCGGGAACATTCTTGACTTTACGGTCACCCCACGGGAGGTCAGCCACATCAGCACTTGCCTTAACTGTTCCTTTTCGTATACTTTCAGCTTTTCTAATTGCCCAATTAACGCCACTTGTTCCTCCCCAACCGAGCCAAGCAACATAGCCTCTATCTTTCCAAGGCTCGTTCTTATACTTAGGGTCAATCGCAGCATTCTTTCTGTGGCGATTAAACGCAGCCATTCTTGCAATAGTCTCATAGGATAGTTTTCTTCTTGAAGCAAGTTGTCTTGCTCTGGCCCAACCTACAGCAGTCATACCCTTTACCTCACTTCCATACTTCTCCTTCCACTCAAGAACTTTCTTGGCGTTGTTAGTAGCAGATTTTGGGTAGTCATTGTATGTAGCCATCGTATTAATTTACAATTATTGTAGTATACCTTCAATTGTTAAGTAAGCGTAATCATCAAACACATCGCCTTTTGCACTCTTAACCAATATAGGATTGGCTGTGAATCTTGTAGCAGATAGTGTCTGCAAGAAGAAGTCTAATGATGCAAGGTCCGAGGTGGGCACAACCATATCAAAGGTGATACGAGGATTCTCTGATTGTAATATCTTCTCGGATACAGCAAAGATGTTGTCGTAACTATCTGTAGCATTACCATCCTCATCCTCAAACATTAGATTCCATCCAGCAGTATTGTAATGGAATAATCTACCATTAAAGATATGCTGTCCACCAATGTTAGTTGTTAATGTAGGAGCATAAAAGTTTGATTGAATAACTTGAGACTCCGTATTCATTTTCTCATTGGTAGCAAATCCCTTTAATACAACATAAGGAACTAAAAGATTTGTTTTGTACAATGGCTTATCTAAGAACGCAAACCTTAAACCAACATCCTTGTTTTGAGTAAATATGTTCTCCGTAAAACCTATTTCGTTTTGACTGAATGCATCATAGTTTGTTAAATCATCGTAAGAAGGACCTTCGTCTCCACAAACTGATTTATAGTATATAGAAGAATTTAAGTCTATCTTTAATTCTGCTACACCATCTTGATTTATGTCTTGCTTTGTAGAACCTATGATAACTTTATCGTTATCTAAATCATCAAAGTATAAACCATAGTCAGCGTTATTTAACTCAAGCGACTTTATTTTATCTCCACCATCGGTTATTAGAACAGACTTCAAGTCATCAACATATTGGTTTATGTCTTGTCCACCAGTTCTTGCTATAGATAATGGGTCTACACGAAGGACGTGTTCAGATGTAGAGTTATCAAACTCATAAAACAATCCACAGTCAAAACGCTTTAGTACGGCCAATAAGATTTCTTGAACAGATAAAGGACAAGTCTTATCTATTGATTCAGATATTATAAACTCATCATCTGTTTTGTACAAGAAGGTATCTGCGTTTGAAGTAAACTTAATATCTAAGCGACCATAATCACCTGTTCCGTCTGGATTGCCAATTCTTGTAATAGCCTTCTTTATATCGTAAACTTCAAATGTCCCTTGAGCAGTAGTTGCTTGATACCAATATGGAGGTATAGGTGCATTTGGAGGTTGGTACAAATAATCATCTATGTACTCAACAACCAATGTTCCATCTAATGGCTCTAAGAAATAGTTTATACTGTACTCACTACCGCCATCAATAAACATCTCCTCATCTTGAGGGAAATAAACTGTTACGGGTTCAAACTCAAGTGTATCGAACCAATTTGAAAATGGACCAACTATTGCTCCAGCATTGTTTAATATACCCGCTCCAGTGCGACAAGATTTATAGTCAAAGTCAACTGTGTAATCATTCTTATTGGAGTACCCTTGAATCGGAGATGCTGTTGAGGTATCTAATATTATCTCATTACCTTGAGAGTCTTGAAGAGGTATTTGCTTCTTAATTGTTCCATCAGCATATACTCCTACGTTCAATCTAAATCTGATTGTTGAATTAGGGTCAGATGGAAATAGATTTACTACCATCTTGTCTTCCTGTATGATTGGAATCTCATACTTTAGACCCGATATTGTAGCAGATGTTTGTCCAGATGATAATCCTAATGAAGCGTTAAAAGAAACCTTTGGACAAAAGAATCCTCGTATACCATCCTCATCAAATCCATTAACAAAGTCGTATGGGTAAAAAGACATACGCTTGCTTGCTCCCCATTGTTCAACAGAGTATAATGGTTGTCCCTCGCCATCCGTGCCATAGTTTCCAGCGGTTTCCATCGCTCCAAACCATTCTGTGTGTATAAGGTTTTGTGAGCCTAAAAGGTTGGTACAAGTAGCAAGGTTGGTGTTTACCCCTGCCCAAGCAGGTGATTGCCTTATTGAAAAGTTTCTTGTATTTACATCTTGCTTTGCAAGTAGCTGTGACGGCACAACCATATGTAACTTCTCGGGCTGAAAGTCTGGATATTGTGGAGAGCCAGCGTATTGTCCAATGCCAAACAACTTAGAATCAACTCGTACATCAAAGTTTGAGAACTGAGCATCAAGGTTTCTACCAATGTACTCAAAGAACTTAGGCACGGAGAACACAGGCATAATGCCCGTTCTGCTCAATCCAGGCCCATACTCCAGGAACTGACGAGCTGCATATCCAAACTTACCGTCTACATCGTTTACAAAGTCTATGTATGGAAAAGATATAGGTCTTGTGTAATCGGGGTTTTGACCGATAACTCCTGCTTCACCAACACCCGATGTTACATCTAAGAACTGTGCAAAGGTTCTTCTGTTTGCATAGTAAGAATCAATTGCATATAAACTACCGAGATTAAAATCCTTTACCTTTGAGAGGTATTTTGATATGTAATCCTTTATATCTACCTCAATGTAAGGTTCAGAGGAGTTGTATTCAAAAGATGTTACATTTAATATACCCTCTATCTCTGTGTTAGTACTGCTTCCAAAAACAGTTATCTTAAAGTAGAAATCATCTTTTGGGAAATCACCCGATAGAGAAGACAGAGGCTCAAAGTTAAATCTATTTGATGCCTTATTGTTTGTTGTTAGGGGGATACGCATTGTGGTATAGAAAGGAATCTTTACCTTATCTATATCAAGAGTATCGTAAAAGTCTAAATCGTACTCTAATCGTTGTTGCGGAAACAAGTCAACCTCATAATAGTTAACATTGTCTCTACTGATTTCTAATTTAAACTCCATACTATCGTGTTGCGATATTAAATTCTAATGTAGACTTGAATCGGTTGTTTAGTGTGTCAAAGCTACCTTCTGAAAAACCTACCCCATATGCCTTGTTATCACAAAGGTCAACAAATACAACCTCTGGATTAGTCACCAATGTCTGTGCTATACCAAAGTACTCATTTCTTTTCGCAGGTACGATAAGTGAGTAAGATACATTGGATGCATATTGAGCATAAGCCTTTGAGTACAATCCATTTTCTACATCAATATTAATTCTATATGTAGACACCGAATCAATATCAGTATTGTCATAAGGGAATACAGTGCCTGTAATGGACGATAATCCTATAGGGTATACATTGGTATCAAACTCAAATCTTCCTGTGTTCTGGTCTACGCAAACAGCGTACACAGCCTTCTCGTACACATCTGTGTACACAATACGCACAGCATCTCTGTTTTGTACACCTCCAACACCACCACCTGCGTTAAGGACATTTCCCGTTACTGTAAATGTAATCCCGTTGATTTGGCTTAATTGCCCTTGTCTAAATACTAAGTCAGCCATTATAGTCTATCGTTTCTATCTCTGATTCTACGTTCTGTAGCATTACTGCGTAAGTCCTTATCGGCAATGTACGCTCTAACTGGTCGGTTTGAGTTGATAGCCGTTGAAGTAGTAGCCTCAGCAATAGCCTTTAGGTAATCTACACTTTCATTTCCAATAGTTGGAACAATGCCGCCATCAGCAAACTTGTAGCTCGCTCTTGTAGGATTGGATTTGTATGAGTTGTTTATTCTATCAAGCAAGTCTCTATGCATAGCCGTAGCACGCTTGTTTATGATGTACTCACCACCTTCCATCTCGTATCCACCTTGTCCTTGAACAGTGAATGGAACGCCTCCTTGTTCGTGTGATGGTCCACTTACAATACCCCCGTCAGCAAACTTCTTGTCTACAAACTGTCGTTTATTGATTGCAGCTACTTGTGCAGTTGTTTGAGCTGCTGCGATTCCAGCACCAATAGAACCAACAATAACAGCTGTTGCAGGTTCATATGCCTTGAATGCTTCTATGTATGCCTGAGCAACTGCTTCACCACCCTCAAGGATAGCATCGTTCCTATCTTGTTTTTTCTCCGCTTCATAGATTGTTCTATTGATTGCGTTCTCCTCAACAAGTTGAGCCTTCTGCAAGTCTCTTTGTTTTTTTCTAAACTGAGATTCTGTGATTAACTGATTGTTTAATTGAGATTTCAATATCTCCTCTTCAGTCTTGTATCTACTCTTAACGACATCAAGCTTTGCCTCTTCTGAGTTCTTTAGGTTTTCAAAACTTGTATCATTAAATTCAGATAATGATTCAGCAAGTGCATCTACGGCTTTCTTTGCGTAATCTGCCCAATCTCCTTTCTCAAGACCTTCCTTGAAGTCATCAAAGTCTTTCTTGGTCTTTTCTGTTTTACCACCTACTTCTCCAATAGCATATCCCGCCTCAAGTGCTTTCTTAGCTATTTCCTCAAAGTATGCAGCAACCTCTGGAGAGATGTCAACTAAATCCTTGAAGGCATTTATGTTATTTATTAAGCCATCATATTGAGCATCACGAGCAGCGTTGTACTCGTCTTGGCTTATTGTTCCTGCCTTGACCTCATCATTTAATTTCTTAATCTCTTTTGAGTAATCAGACACAGCCTTCTCAACATCAGAGATAACGTCTGACGTTAGTATCTGAGCGAGGTCATCTGATGCAAGTGCTGCGGCCTTTATCCTATCTATCTGAGTTTCAAACTCTTTAGATAAATCTCTAATTGCAGCAGATTGTTTCTTGTATGCATCACTAACAAGTTGAGTTCTTTCAGCCTCAATGTCTGCTCTCTCCTCAGCGGTTTTAGCTAATGATGTTTCAACCTTTGCTCTCTCATTGATTGCATCAACCTCCTCCTTTGTCGCTCTTTTAATCTCGTTAAGTCTTAATTTGAGAGCGTCTCTCTGAGACTTTGTTCTTATCTCAAGCAATTCCGCCTCATCCTTCAATGAGTTGTTTAATTGCTCTTGCATTTGCTTGTAGACCGCTTTCTCTGCTTTTAGTTGAAGTTGTCTTAGTCCAGTTGACTTTTCAATTTCTTTGTCTAAATCTTCAATTAATAGCGTTAATGTGTCATAGCTGTCTGCTATTTCCTCATTAACATTTAATCCCCTTATAGATTGATTTATTATTTCTTCTACAGTTTTGCCATAAACCTTTTGAGCTTGTTCTTGTCCTTTAGTGATTGCTATGTCCTCTTTCTTTGACTGAATAGACTGGTCAAACTTTTCAATAAGCCCATCCACTGTGTTTATTAATTCAAAAGCAGCATCTCTTTCTTTACCATATTCATCTATAAGTTCTCCACCTATAGATTTTAAAAGTTGATTACCTCCTGAAAGTTTAGCAATAGCGGCATCATATTCCTCAACAGATGAACCAGCAAGTAGAATTGCTTCCTCTACCTCATCTGCTCCATTAATAATATTTTCTACACTCTTGTTATACGAATCAAATCCAACCTCAGAAATAATTTTAAATGCTCTTGCAGTCTTGGATGCTTTAGTACTAAGCACATCCATAACATCAAGTAACAAATCGCTTTGAACGATTGAGTTACCAATTCCTATTTGGAATTCCCTGAATGCAGCAGTAAGAATATCAAGCTGACCCGAGAAGGTGTTTATCTGTGTAGCGGCAGATTCCAATGCTCTACCCTGTTGATAGTACTTGGTGTTTGCTTCATCAATAGCATCAAGGTTTTTTAACAAGGTGATAAGCTGTGCTGCGTTTCTTTTTCCTACAAGTTCTGATGCTTCAGCCAAGTTGATGTTTCTTTCCGCAAGAAGTTTAAGTGACTTTTCAGCATCACCACTTGTCTTACCAAGTTCCGTTAAGATTCCACGAAGACCCGTACCAATACGAGATGCAGTAAAACCATTGTCTGCAAGAACAGCCATAGCACCAGCGGTTTGTTGCAATGATAATCCAAGCGTTTGAGCAATTGGACCAACATATTGAATTGCTGTTCCAAAGCTTTCGAATGATAAGGCACTCTCATTAATAGATGTTACAAGGGTATCAGCAATCTCAGTTGTTTGCTCAACCAATAAACCAAACTGATTACGAACCTTACCTACTAATGCAGCAGTAGATTCAAGTGGTGAGCCAAGTGCTTGTGCCGTATTAGCAATAGCTAATGTTGACTTAACCACATCTTCAGCACTAAATCCAAGCTTTGATAGTTCAGTTTGCAGCCCAACAATTTGCTCGGCAGTAAACTTTGTACTACCTGCTACCTCAAGCGCATTCTTACTTAAAGCTGCAACCTCTTCTGATGAAGCACCTGCAACAGCAGAAAGGTTTGCCAACGCTTTTTCAAATTTTATTGCCTCTTTAACAGCTCCAGTGGTTAACGCTCTAAATACTGTTAGTGCTGCGTTTATAACAGCATATGCTCCAGAGTATCTTGCGAGTGTTCCAACAGCCGTATTAAACCTTGAACTTAATGTTTTTTGATTTTTAGCCGCCTTGCCCGTAGCAACTGAGGTAGAGTTGATTGTATCACGAAATTTCTTTTGTGATTTATTGGCAGCATCAATTGAAGACTTATGATTCTTATTTGCACTTACCAGATTTCTTTGCTTCTGATACAGCTGCTCATAAATCTTCGTAGCTTCTTTTTGAGTTTTATTTAACTGCTTTTGCTTTGCATTGTACTCTTTTGTGTTCTTTTGTAACTTCCCAAGTTCAGCGTAAAGTTTTTTAATCTTTGCACTAAACCCATCTAATTGCTGAGACAGTTGCTTAACACTTCCTTTTCCTGTAGTTGCCATTACTCAAATACTTCTAATAAATTTAATACCGAGGCTTCTAATTGTGTTCCATAAAGAAAACCTATTCTCTCGTATGCTTTTGGTAAAGCTTTATTCACAACCGCTTGAACACCATCGGACTTGCTTTTAAAGGGAGAAAACAATTTTGTTTTCTTAATACCCTTCTTTGCTATACTCTTTGATATATTGTATGCTACGTTCTTAACTTGGTATTCCTTGCTTACATCAAGTGGTTTCCCTTTGTATTGGAAGTTTCCCCTTGCACCCTTTGCTCTAATCCAGTTCATAATCTGAACACCATTGGGATGCCAAACCTTTGACTCTGATTCCTCCGTCAACCAATAGTACTCAGATGCTAATCCATACTTTATGTTTAACTGTATCCGTGCAATCGTAGGTAAACCATATTTCATAGCAGAAACCCTAACAACAACAGAGTTTTTATTTACAAGCCACCTATCATCCCTTGAAGGAATAATTGAACCCGTTAACTCTGGAAGAACAAGCCCACCAGTTGCTACTTGATTAAGTCCCCTTGCTTTCGCTACTATCTTCTTTACTATCGATGCTCTTCTAAATTCCTTAGATAATGCAGCGACAAGTATTACTTTGATTTGATTTTCAAATTGCTTTGCTGAACGCTTCATTATACATCAATATCCTTTGTGTAAGGACTCCTTGCTAAGTTAACTGTAAAGTCGCACATAGCAATCGTGACGTTATAATCTTCAGCCATACCAGTAGTAATCTCAATGTTGTCAAAGTTAACATCGTCTTGTTGCTGTAAAAGATAGTCTTGAAGTTGACCAACAACATTTATGTTTTCTTCCGTTGAGCCTATGTATGATGAATCGTTATCCGCTATAATTTTATCTACAATGATAATCCCGAAGTCAAGGGTGTATATTGGTGAGTTTAAGTCCCTTGATAAATTTGCTTCAAGAGGAATCATAATCAATGTTCGGTAATCTAATTCCTTTTGATTTATCTCATCTTCAGAACCAACCAATAGGAACTGATTCACCATTCCGTGGGATTCAGCGAATGTTTTTATATCGTTATATAATCTTGTCAGATTATTCATATGCGCTTTTTTTAATTTACAATTTACGAGCCATTTGCTCTTGGCGGCTTCGTGCTGATTCTATTTTGTTTTTCTGTGCTATATAACTCATCTCGGGCATAACAGTACTCATCTTTAGCATATATATCTCATCATACTTGGTTATGTCCTCTTTCGCTAACATACGGACTATTGAGTACCAATACCATTGTTGATTGAACAATGCCTCCCCAGTTTTTTCTTGTATCTCCTCATCCGTATCTTCTTCATCAGGAACTTCATAGAACACGCCCTTGAATTGTGTAAACAAAACATACTCTCTGTTGTCAAGGAAAGATTGAAGAACAGCGTACACTTGCTTTACATCGGTGTTTAATATGTCATTTTGATTTAACTTCTCTTGACTAACATCCTCATTGTCAAATACTTCGTGATTTATTGGGCGCATAATAAGCTTCGCAAGCTCAAGGTCATTGTGTGCGCTTGACTCATAATTCACTTTACCAGTTATTATCTGCTCAATCATAATGAACTGACCAAGTATCAATTCATCAATTCTTGTATAACAATTGAATTTTTTTAGCGTGTCCTCATTGATTTTGTTCTTGCTGTCTATAGGATATGTAGTTGATACATCTCTGATTGCCTCTATCCTTTCGTGTGGAGGTAGTGATTCAAGATAACCCGATAGGTTCTTGTCTCTTTCTATGTACTTATTAATCTCTAAGTGCTGTCTGAATGTTATCATAGGAACAAAGTTACTCCTCCATCCTGCTCTTCTGCTGCACAGTACGCACAAATCGCTAACGACATTACCATATCATCGTGTTTACCATCAGTATTACTGAACTGAAGGTTACCCGTAATAGCGTTTCTCTTGCTTTTAAAGTCGTATAATTCCTTGATTAAGTCATCATTCTTAGGAATTTTTATGACTTTATCCTCAAATAGTTTGATTAAGTTACGAATAATCTCGGGTTTACTCTGCGCTGAGGTAATAAAAGGGATAAGCTTGTACATATTCTCGTCATCAGTAATATCGTCAAACAAGAGGTCGTTATTGTTTACCTCGAAGTAGGCCGCTGCTAAGTACTTGTCGTGTTTTAGGTAGAACGCTTTTATGCGTTCTTTGAACTCATCGTAGTCCATACCCTCTTCCTTGTAATTAAATCTATCTACATCTATTACAACATAGTCCTCAGTCATTGCCGTAAGCACCGTGTAATCCTGTGCTACACCAATATCCATCCCGATATACACCCTCTCGTAATTCTTTGGTGGTAAACCATCGTACACCGCATCCTCTACATTACTAAACAAAGCATTTGCACTTACAGGTCTACACAAGAACTCTTGGTCAAACTGTGCCTTGGTCATACTCTTCTTAATCCCAAGTACAGTCTTCTCCACCGCAGGGTCATTAAGGTCAAGGTAGGTCTTCTTGATACTTTTTATTTGGTCCCAGTTTTCCTCTATCTGTCCTTCCTTGTACCAATCGTAAAACCAGTTCGGACCATTGAATGTACTTGCTGCTGCTACCCTACCACCTGTCCTTGTTACCATAGGCAACAACACTTCGTTGATAAAGTCCAACTTCATATATGCCGCCTCATCCAAGTAGATATAGTCAAGAGTGGCACCACGAAGATTATCCCCACTATCAGCAGACCTAAACTTAATAAACGAACCATTGTAAAAATACATCTCATTTGCCTTCCTGTCATACCGCTTAATTATCTTATCCCAAACTTCTTGGTGGTTACTGAACATACTCTCAATGTCCTTCATCACTTTGTTCGCTTGGTCTTGGATAGGCGATACCCAGAACATACGGTGTTTAGGGTTGTTTAAAGCCCTCATCACAGCATCGTTCTGCATAAAGAAGGTCTTACCTGTCTGTCTACCTGCAACAAGGCATCCAATGAAAGGCTTGTCCTCGTGTATGAGGCGATAGAAGTCCTTCTGTGGCTCTGTAGGTTCGTATAGTTTTATTTGCATTAATCAAGGTCTATGTATCCGTGGTCCTCTTCCTTGGGTGCTGTAAGGTCTATCGTAGCCGTAATATCCAACTTGGTCTGCTCTACCCTCGTAGGAGCCTTGTACCCTTGCATATCGTTGATAATCTTAATGGCTTCCATTGCCACCTTCATATCCCCATTGGCCAGTGCAGCATCACGAATACTAATCAACTTGCTGAGGTTTGTACCCTTCGCAGCTTCTATACTCTTAGCCTCACTCTCAACAAACTTCATAATCTCACGATAGAATGCAGTACCCTCTGTCCTCCTATCACGATAGTAGTTCGTATAACCCATATCCTTGGCTATCTTACTTCCCTTCTCTATACCTTCATCTTTAATCCTCTCGAGAAAGGCATTCTGAAGCTCTGTAAGCTCACTTCCCTGTCCAGCGATGATATCCCCCCGCTTGTTCCTTTTGGATGCCATAGAAGCCTTTATTTGAATTTGTATAGCGGTATGTTATGTGCGCCAAGCTTACCAGTGAATTCTATCTCTGCATAGTTCGGAGACTTCTCATCGTAATGATACCACTTCCATATAGCCGTCTTTACCCTCTGTATACAACTCCCACAAGCCGTCCTTGGGTTCTCCTCTCTGCCGAAGTACTTACTCTTACCTACCATAGAGTTATGGAACTTAAACATCTCTGCCTTTAATTCCCCCTTCGGTAAGCCACCACCAACTAAAGCCAATATTAAACTCTTCCGTGTCATATCTAACAACTTGTTATTTCTGTAATCTACAATATAGTGAATGCAACATTCAACTCAACATTCATCTCCTTATTATAATATATTAGGATAACCTAATTATAATACCTTTACTTACATAGTAAAGGTATTATTATAATAGTATTAGTGTAAAGTAAGACTATTATAATAATAGTATATATTATAATACAATATTCCCAAAGGAGCTTTTGAGATTCTAAAATCACCTTCCCCCCGAACCCATCCCCCCGCTCCGAGTGGCTTGCTTAGGCCCAGGTTTCTCAAATGGCGGTCAATACTGACTTTCCCACTTTCCCAATGTTAAGTTTTGGTTATTTTCAGAATTTTGTTTGGTTATTAAAAAAATCCGTTTATATTTTCTATGATTCCTATTAGGGTGGGGCGTAACCTCGAACAAAAAAAAATTAAAAAAAACCTCAAAATAATTTGGTAGTTCAAATTCTTTTCGCATCTTTGAAGTGTTGAAACAATGAAACGAAAAACAAAACAAATGGAAATTATAACACTTACTTTTTTAGCATCGATTTTTTTAGGTATGGTTTACTTAATTTTAGATGGAAGAAAAAAAAATAAAAAAAAGTAAAAAATAATTTGGTAGTTTAAAAAAAGTTTTTACCTTTACAACATCAAACAAAGAGAAACAAAAAAATAGAATTTATAGAAGTTTAATTTAATACATATAAAAATGGAAACTACAAAGGTAGTGCTATACCAAAATGGTAAAGCAAAAATTCAAGCGGATAGCGTGGAGGAATTAGTAACTCTACTGTATAAGGGCATACGTATGCAAAAATCCTTAGGGCGAAGATTCCTCAAGTTAGGGACTACGGCAAAGGTAAGCGTACCAACGAAAGGCGACCAATGGTTGGACCTTCAGAAATTGAGTGCTTCCGCATTTGAAGAAAAGGAAATGTTAGAAATTGTCAAATACTTAAATGCATAAACAATGGGCGCATTTTTAGACCTCAATACGACCAAAGGCGATAAAACTATCAACGCCAAAAAGGTAAGGAACCTCAGCGCATCCAATCGCAAACAACGAATGGAGGCCAAGCGTGAAGCCATAGAAAATACCTATGCTATGCGTATCGATAGGGCTACAAATCAGCGCAACGAAAGAAGAGCGAAGCGCAACAAATAGGCGCACACTTCAACACATCGCAATAGCGACAACGCCATAGGGCGGATAGTGGAGACCACACTATAAACGGACAAACCTTAAGCGGATAAGTGTATTCACTGTATTCCAGGATATTGCTGGGAACGTGTGCCTTGTCGTAAGCCTTAGGGTTTGTTCGTAGTAAAAAGAAAATATAAAAAAAGAACATATGAATTCTATTAATGTAACCCCTCAGAACATTGAGGAAGTAATGAGTAATGCATACGCAATGAGCGGGTTTATTTTCACCGAATCGGGTGAGGTTTATAGTCCCGATGACTTTGACTATGTATGGGAAATGTATGGAGAAAATGTGTACTATGCTATCCATTGGGAGGGCGATGACTATGCTACGGAAGATGGTAAAGCAATAGAAAGCGTATATGGTGTAAACGAATAAAATAGTAATATGAAAGCAAAAATTTATAGAACCTTAGAGAGGTTTAACGATGACAATAGCGGAATCTTTGAGACAATTATCTTCTTTGGATTCCTATTAGTAATTGCGATAATAATAGTAAGATGACACTAAAGAAATTTATAGAGCATAGCGGACTGTCAAGGGGTGCATCTTGTAAAGATGTAGCCTTCTATGTAGTGAGATTTGATATAGAAAATGATGACACAATAGCGGACATTATAGGACACTATTTATTAGATGTTGAAGAGTTTATATTCACATACGAAAACCTAATATAGAGCATATGAAACGGAGCGTAACACAATTGACGGACCAAGATATATATACAAACATTTATAATTGGTACAAAGAGTCCACAGAGCAAGAGCGTACCGATGGTATGCTATGGTACAAGGAGGCGCAGATGTTTGTGAAGTATTGTGCAGAAACCTATGACATAGAACCCTACAAGGTCGCTGGAGTAGTGAGCGCACTCAGCCCAAATAATAAGTGGGAGCGTAACAAGTACGATGCGGTTACAGTGATAAAGGCACACCTTGCAGACATCTCACCCGATGATGTAAAAGTGTGTACATATAATGCGAACAAGCAGAAAGCATTTGAGATATTGCGAGGCAACACCGAGATAACGGCAAAGAGTCCAAAGACACATTCCTTTGCGATGAACGTGGGGTTGATGAGTCCGGACCACATAACGATAGACAAGTGGCACCTAAGAGCGTGTGTAACGCTCCCAAAAGATGGAGTGGTAGATTGTATGGAGAGTTGTACGGCAGTTCAGTACCGAAGATTGGAGGCACTCACATCAGATGTAGCGCACTCACTCGGGTACAAAGGCTACGAGTTACAAGCAATTATTTGGGTAACCATAAAAAGAGTTTGGAATAGATAATAATAATTTATATATTGCACAAAAATTAAGAGATATGAAGCAGATAGGAACTGTGATTGTCAAGGGCACAATCAAATTTGTAGGTAGTGTAGATATGACACTATACAATGGTATGACCATAGAGGAAGCCATAGCAGATATTATTGCAGATGGTAACTATTATTTTAAGGCAGATGATGCCGAAATGTTTATTGAGGGAATTGAAGAAGTAGATTGATTATGTATTGGAATGTAACAAACACCGAGCAAGAAACACTAATGGATTTAGTGATTAGAGAACTACGCTTAAGAGGGCAAAGTATGGACAACTACAATGTCCAGGAGGTAGCATACCGACAAGCCATCAGCGATGGAGCAATGAGAACGGATAACTATTTTAAACAATAAAGAAATGGAAGAGAAATTTAAAGCATACGAGTTAGTACGAGAGTTAGGAGCGTACAATATGTTCAGCCCTAAAGCGAGAGAACTTGCACAAGAGTTTTGTGAGGTGGAAATTGAGCGAGATGATTGGGTTTATATAATTAAGAATTACGGAGAATTAAAAGAGAAATTTTTATGAATGTATTAAGTTTATTTGACGGAATGTCTTGTGGGCAAATAGCCCTCAACCAAGCGGGTATTAAGTACGACAACTACTTTGCGAGTGAGATTGATGAGTACGCAATGCAGATTGCAAAGAAGAACTACCCTAACACTGTACACATAGGCGATGTAACACAATTAGACACCTCTACATTGCCCCAAATAGATTTGCTCATAGGTGGGAGTCCGTGCCAATCTTTCAGTTCCTTAGGCGATGGCTCTGGACTTGATGGTAAGAGCGGATTGTTTTGGGAGTTCGTTAGGGTATTCAAAGAAGTGAAGCCAAAGTACTTCCTACTTGAGAACGTGAGTATGAAGAAAGAGTGGTTAGATATTATCTCAAATGAGTTTGGTGTTGAGCCAATAGAGTTTAACTCTAAGTTGGTATCTGCACAAAATCGTAAGCGATTGTATTGGACTAACATACCTTTCTCTCTACCGATTGATAGAGGCTACAAGTTTACCGATGTGTTGGATGATTTACCATTCCGAGAACTCAAGCCCTTTATGCTGAAAGATTGGGGAGGTAAACCACGAATTGACAAGGGTGTGAATTGGGTATGTAATGATAAGTCGGTGTGCCTTACCACAAGCGCACATCACCCGAACCAATATCTGCTTAACGAGGATAGAACGATGATGAGAACATTGAGTCCAGCAGAGTATGAGCGACTACAAACCTTGCCTAAAAACTACACGGCAGGTGTGTCAAATACTCAGCGATACAAGATGATTGGTAATGGTTGGACTGTGAGTGTAATAGAACATATATTTAAAAACATAAAGTAAGATGGGAGCAACATTAGAAACAATTAGAGTAAAAGCAACAACGGCTAAGGAAGCGGCTGTTAAAATTATGAATAGCGGAGACACAAATGATTCGTATAGTGGTTGGTTTAATACTTGCCACGAATTTGAAGACAAGACATTTAAACTTCGTGAGGAAGATTTTGAGGATTGGGTAATAGAGAACGGAGAGAAACGTGTACTCTATGTTATGAAAGATACGACTACTGAATATATAGGTTGGGCGTGGTGCGCTTGTTAATAATATATAAATAAAAAAGATATGACTAAAGAAGATGTAAGAGAAAATCTGCAAGAGCAGATAGAATACTACGCAGACCAAGTGTGTAGAGGTAGTATTATTGATAATGCGGTGGATGCCCTCTTTGAGGGTATTCATACGGAACTCAGATGTGCTGATGTGCCAGAGGAGATATACCAAGAGGTGTTTGATTATGTGAACTCAACCTTTCACGTAGGATGATACGAAGACTGACTAAACACCTAAAGAAAAAAATCTCCATATACATTTGGTGGTTTAGAAATTAATGATTAACTTGCACAAAAATTAAGAGCAATGGTAAAGTATTTCAATGAAGTAGTTACAGAACTACAAAGCAAAGGAACTATCTTCGGTGCTGAGTACCGCAAGAAGAACGGAGAAGTAACCAAGATTAATGGTCGCTTCGGAGTAGCAAAGTTTGTTAAGGGTACTGGGCAGAGTAGCCCAAGTGTACTCACAGTATGGGACAACAATCGTAAACGCTACACATCGCTTATCCCCGATAACATTATGAGTGTTACCACATCGGGAACTAAGTATGTAAAGGCTGATGAGTTTTTAATTGAAGAGTTATGACTAAGTGGAAGTATGAAGTATGGTGGGATGGCGATTTAACCACCTACAAACAAGAGTTTGAATCATTGGAGGAAGCGAGAATTGCTCTCGCCCTCCATCATAATCGCAATGCAAGAATGAAAGTATCAATAGTAAACAATGATTAATTATGCCTAATTGGTTTTATTTCACACTTGATGTGAGCGGGAAAAAAGAAGATGTACAAGCATTCGTTGAGAATGTTAAAGGTAAAGAGGGTACTGAGTTTGAGGGCCGTGAGTTTGATTTTAATCATTTCATACCTCAGCCCGAAGGACTTTATGATGAGAAAAGTGAGGATAATATTTTCCCTAATTGGTACAATTGGAACATAGAGAATTGGGGTACAAAGTGGAATGCCTCAGTTGATGATACTATGGTGATGTCCGATAAAGATGGCTTCCCATATGAGTATCAATACAATATGCGTACTGCTTGGGCAGACCCTCGTCCAGTAATTTTCAAGATGATTGAGATGTATCCTCAATTAGATTTTAACATTAGTGGCGAAGAGGAAAGTAATGCCTATGGCATCTATGTATCTTCTTCAGAGGATGTGTACTTAGAGGAGGAGCCAACACTCATTGATGAGATGAACGACAAGGAAGTATTTTGGGAGGACTCAAGTGGACTATGGCGTTATGTAGAAGACAACGAAATAGTAGAAGACCAAGATGGCTTCTGGCCAATTAACAAATACTCGTGGTATTAATTATGAAAGAGTACTATCAGTTCTATTACGAGAACAATAACGGACATATGTGTGTGTTAGGCACAGGATTTTATAAACAACCGAAGCGTACTTACTACTACAAATCTTTAGAACATTGGTTCAATAGAGGTTGGGTAAAGTCCTTTGGATATAAAGTGTTAAATGAAGATTGAAGATGACTTATTAATCAAAGCAGACTTCCAAGTACTGTACTATGTGCTTGGGGAAGTAGCAAAAAAATGTAAGGAGGACAATGGCTTTACCAAAGTCCTCCTACATCTTGAGCAATTTGTGGAAATCCACAAGACAAGAACCAATGATATGGTTACTTATCGAGACACAATTGAGAAAGCGAGAAATGAATATCGTAGTCTTAAACTAAAGTACGATGGAACTGTCGAGTTGCTCAACGAAACTCGTGAGTTGTTACACAAAGTTATGAACGAAAAGATGGATGAAAATGTGGATAACGGATTCTAATTTAGATGATTTTATTGATGCTGAATACCAGTATCAAGAGTATTATAATAATAGTATAAATAAGTAATAGTATAATAGTAATACCCTTTAGGGTATTACTTTATAATAATAGTATACAGAGCAATGAAGATTACAAACGATGATATCAAGAAGTGGTTCCCACGAAACAATAGGTTCCTATACTTCTGTGCAAAGTACTACGGACTTACCTTCTACAAGGATGAGGTAGTTGAACACGCAGCGTACCTTGCATTCAAGAACATCAAGAGGTATATGGATAGGGATGAGGAGTTTGAGAACGAGAAGCAGAAGATAGGGATGGCGATGAGTGCTTTCCGATTCGCTATACTGAACTCCTATAAGACCTACGAGAGTGCCAATAGGAGGAACTTAGATGCACGAACTGAGTCCGAACTAACCTACGGCTATGACGGAGATGAATACAGCGTGTATCAGTCTAATTTGATATCACACGATACGCACTATGATAACTCTACCGAACTACTCAAGGAGTTTATAGAGACTAACCTACCCTACCTACAACGCAAGGTTATTATTGAGTGCTTCTTTAATGGTAAGGGATACAGTGAACTTGCAAGTGAACTGGAGGTATCAAGGCGTAAGATTGAGTTGGCAAAGTACAAAGCCTTCACAAAGATTAAGGAATACTATAAACAACAAGAGAGAGATGAAGACCGTTACAAAGAGACTACCAATAACAAGCAATACATTCCAGCGTCTTACAGCAAGTTACGAGCAGAGACACTCCGTAAACCCATTGAAGAAGAGCAGAGAAGAGAGGTACGTTATTCCGAGGCAATGTCTTTTATACATTCTTCATAAGAAATATAAGCAGACATCAATCCACATAGGTCGTTTAGCAGGTAAGGACCACGCCACTATAATCCATAGTTGCAAGGTCTTAGATAACGCCTTGTATTGGAGAGATGCAAAGTACATTGAAGCCATAAACAACTGGTCCGAAATCTTTACTGAGGTGCTACCTAACAGTGAGGAGACCAAGCAAGAGTTGACCGATAAGATAACTCTTATGCTACTCGGTACGATGCTATCAAACGATAGTAAGGAGGAGGTTTTAGATATGGTAAAAGAAAAAATATTAAACAAGAACGTGCAAGAGAGTGATTTTGCAGTAATTTAGTAGTAACCAATTTAAATTAGATATGAGCAATTACAAATTCAAGACAACCAACATCAAGGGGAAAGAGTATGTTGAGGTTAACGAGAGAATCAAGTACTTCCGATTCTCTGATGATTACAAAGGATGGTCGCTATCTTCTGAGATAGTACACCTTGATGCTGACTCGTGTGTGATACGAGCAGAGATTCGTGATGACCAATGGGTGCTAAGAGCCACTGGCTTTGCCCAAGAGGATAAGTCAAGTAGTTACATCAACAAGACAAGTTATGTGGAGAACTGTGAGACAAGTGCTTGGGGTCGTGCCTTGGCTAATCTCGGTATTGGGATTGACACTTCTATTGCGAGTAGCAACGAGGTATCAATTGCTATCGCAAAGCAGAATGGTACACCTAAGACTGAGACTAAGGCGGCTAACAAACCCTCGCTATTGGAATTAACTGATGACATCGTTGAGAAGATGGTAGATGCAGTTAAGAATGGTAAGCGTGATGCCGTTGAGAATGCCTTAGGCAAGTACAAGGTATCTGCCCAGCAGAAGAAACTAATCTTAGGATAATGGTTGATATAATAGAAAGGTTTAACGATGATGAGGTGTACTATGCGGACAGAGAGTATCTGTCCAATAGTTCCCTCAAGTTATTAAAGGAGTCCCCAACCAAGTTTGACTTGTGGCGTAAGAACAAATGGTCTCAATCATCTACCTCAGCGTTTGATGTAGGCCGTGCTTTACACGCAAGGTTCTTAGAGGACAAGGTAAACTACACAGGATGGGATGGTGCAAGGAGAGGTGCAGAATACAAGAACTTCTGTGCTGAGAATCCCGATACCATTGTACTCACAAAGAATGACTACCACATCGTTGAGGGTATGTACGACAAACTATCTAAGGTTCCTCAAGTGGAGGAGATTATGGGCTTGTCTATGAAACCCGAAGTGCCTGGTGTTATGGAATGGGAAACGGCAAAGGGCAACATCATCAAGGTAAAAGGTAAGGCAGATGCCTTGGCTTGGGACGGTGAGTTATCCTACCTTGTAGACCTAAAGACTACGAAGGACCCATTGCATAAGTGGAAGAAGAATGCCTTCTACAACTACGCACAACAAGCCTATCTATACAGCCAAATCTTTGAAGTAGATGTGTTCTACTTCCTTGTGGTACAGAAAGAGTTCCCTTACGAGGTAGGCATATACAAGGCAGGGGATGCGTTCCTTGCACGAGGAGAGAGAGAGTTAGAAGATTCTATAGAACTATACGAAAGATTATTTATTGATGGAGAATACCAACCCTACAGTGCAGACATTGACATCATATAGTAGCCTTGAGAACTTGGTGGTCTATGCGACCAGCACAGTTACCAATGTTCCTTTAGCAGAGATAATGTCTAATGGAAAGAAAAAAGAAATCGCAATGGCTAAGAGTATTGCGTGTCAACTATTAAGCGAGTACGGATATGGTGTTCGTGAGATAGGTAGACTAATTAATCTTGACCCGAAAGGTGTTAATGTGTACATCGGTTCACACGAGAATCGTCTTGCTGACAAGCGGTACAGCATTAAGTACACTAAGGTTAAATCGTTTGTTGAGGGCTATGAGCAATCAAATGAGGTAAAGCTGAACGCCTTAATGGAGCTGAAGGCAGAGTACTTGAGACTGTCTGAGAAGTACGAGCATTTAAAAGAACTATTAACAAGTAACTAAATTAAAACAAGATGGCAAACGACAAAGTATTCGTAGGTAAAACACAAGTAGTGAACACCAAGTATGGTGAGATTGTAAAGGTAGCATTAGGTCCACAAGACTTTGAGGTTCTTATGAACGCAAAGAATGAGAAGGGCTGGGTTAACCTTGAGATGAAGGACAAGCGTGATGGAGGTAAGTACTTCCAGTTGCAAGGTGAGATGAAGCCACGAGCTGCGGCAGCAGCGGTAAACGATGGTGATGATATGCCGTTCTAACTATATGCAGGAAGATATAAAAAGGGGGGTCAACCCCCTTTTTATATGCTATAACAAGGGTAATGCGTACCAAAGTGGTACACAAAGTAAGGGTATAACCTTACGATGTTGTCACATAAGTAAGGTAATAGTGTGACAAAGTGTAAAATATCGTGTATTGCGATATGCAATAATGAAACCTTTAACACCAAAGAGAAATGACAACAGAAAGAATTAAAGAAATACAAAACAAGACTGCTTACCCCGAAAGTGCAAGTGTACAACAAGCCTTATTACAAGTTTGGAATGAAGTAGCGC